AACCAAATTATACCTGTACGCTGTATTTTAATACCTTTAGACTCTTCTAACGCTTTAGCATAAGAAGCTAACTGAAGATCAAATGATTTATGTACACTGTTTGATGTCTTAATGTCAAGTAACCAAACTTCTCCGTTCATCTTAACTACTAAGTCAGCTGTTCCTGCATACTTATGTTCGTCCGACCAAACAAAGTCTTCAGCAGATATAAGTTCTGGTTTATGAGTTCTCCAAAAGTCAGCAAACTTTAATATCATCTCCCATACTATTTGAGAGTATTTAGCATTACCGTAATCATCCATCCAGGAGACTTCATTCCCTAAGACCAGCTTCTCAGCTGCTTCATGCACCTGTACCTTGCTTACCTGCTCTGCGCATAATGAGATCAGCGTTATGCCCAACATCCTTCATCCATGATTCGAAGAACTTATTTTTGGGCATATATTGGAGTATTGTAGTTACGGACGGGTAAAATACTCCTTCGCCTCTCTTATAGACTCTGCGGTCTAAAAAATTAATTTGCTTTAAGTCTGGATTAAAATCTAATCTTTTCTTCTCGTTTTGTTCGAGAATGTTCATACCTTGTTTAATCATAGGTTGAGTTTGTGCATCATTATCCCAGGTAGGTCTAACTCTTCTGCTGTTTGAATATGTTCGGTAAAAGCCCTGAAGCCCATTTCAGATGGATCTTTATCTGGTAAGTCTACTAGAAAGACTCTTTTACCTTGGTTTAAAAATTTCTCTCCTATTTCGAGAGCTCTATCACGTGCATCAGTATCCAGTGCTACGTATATATCTTTTACTTTACTAGTAATTATTTTCTTATAAAGTGAGGTTGAAATACTTTTTCCAAGTATAGGAACTGCGTTTCTTCTAATAGACATAGCATCGAATACGCCCTCACATAGTATAATAGGTTGGTTCCAGTTAATTAAGTTTTCAAAAAATATTATGTCTTTGGAAGTTTCGGGGTTTTTGTACTTAAAATAATTTCCATCATATGTTCTTGCAACAAAAAAGTTGAGTTGATTGGATTCAGAATAACTTGGGATAATAACTCGTCCTCCATATGCACCAGTTGTTGCGTATCCAACGCCATATTTAATAAAATCATTATCGTTAAGTCCTCGTTCATATAGGTATTTTTTAACCATATTAGCTACATAAGATTCTGATGATGCTAAATATAGAGGTTGAAATTCTTTGGGTATCTCTACTATAGATAGTCCAGTGTACTCTTTATAAGAACCTTTCGGTAAGTACTTAAGTATTTCGGATGCTTTATCTTTTGGAGTATTTAATTGCTTGAGTAGGGACCTTATAGACTGTCCCCTAGTTTGACATACCCAACATTCCCAGAAGTTTTTACCTTCTTCGGTTGTGTGCATATTGATCTCTAGTTTAGGTTTGCGATGATTGCAAAAGGGGCAATGAAAAGCATAGTTATCTCTTGCTCTCTTATTACTCTTACCTAAAATATTCTCAATGGATCCTAAAAGGAAAGTATAATCCATAAAACCAGTCCGTTTCTTAATTAATAAGATAAGAACTTTTTACTTAATAACCAACTTAGTCTTTAGAAACTATTTCGTTAATAGCAGAGGCAACTGATTTTCTTATCAGTTCTTGATTACCTGTGTCTAAATATTCTTCTAGTTTAGAAGTAATTGCTTCAGTTAACTTATCAATGTCTGAAGAAGTAAATTCTAATTGAGTTTTTTCAATTACTTCTTTATTTTCTAATATGATTTTAGATAGTTTCATATTTCAAATTCAAATTTAATGTCAGGGTACACTCGACGATCATCGTCAGTTTCCGCAAAATTCATACCGCCAGTAACCTCGTAGTCTTTAGCCTCTAGGTAATTTCTCATATTTTGATACTCTGATGGTAGTAATTGGTCTGGGGTTATAATAGTAACTTTTCCCATAGCTTTATCACCATTAGAGTGTTGTATAATTGAAACTCGAATATCATCACGGTTGTATACGTCTTTCATCTCATTTTCAATTTCTTGAGATTTAGCTGTAAACTTGCTCCAGTGATCGTCTTCTAATATAATTTGACTTAATTTCATTTTCCTTGTCCTCTATAAGCTTTCTGATAGTGTTTACTATTTTTCAGCTTTGATGTTTTAGACTTAGCATGTATGCCTGGTCTCTTTTTTTTAGTGCCACCTGCGTAGCTACCTAAAGTTAATCCTTGTGCCATATCTTAATAACTAAATCACCAGTTCCTTTTATTAAACGATGATATGTCTCTTTGGGTATAAATAGTTTGTTTTCTGATAATCCTTGTGGTAACTCATTATCTAATTGAAATAACCAATCTGTATGATGTGTAGCTTGAACTATTCGATCTTCTCTATCTCTATGCCATACAAATTCAAATGAAGGAGTATCTTGAGAGAACTCTCTTAAGGTATAGTCGTCTATAATATGTTCGTTATATGGTAACATTGTTGCACTTTGGGCACTTATAGTAAGGTCCATTCTGTATAGAAGATACGAAAATTAATGCAATGCTACAAGCTTTACAGAGAGTCATCTACCAGTACCCGGAGAAGTTTTGTGAGCCTCCTAAAGATTTCCAGTAGCGGCCAATATTACAGGACCAATACCCTGCTTTTGTTTTATCTTTTTTAGCAGCACATTTATGTCTTGCTGCAAATGATGCTCTTGCACCTTTCTGTTTAAACTTAACTGATAGGTTAGTATCCCCAAAAGAAACTTTCTTTACATTTCCTTTATCAGATTTTACATAAACGTAGAACTTTTTAGAACCTCCACGCTTAGGTTTGTTGAGAGCAACTTTCTTACCTTGGTACTCTAATTCATTCATATAGTCTACAGAAGCTTTTAACATCTCAAATCCATTATAGTCAAATGATTCGTTTTGGACTGTTACAGCTTTTCTAAAGTTTTCCATATTCATAGTACCGCCAATTGATTCAACTAGCTCTTTGATTAAGTCGTAGTCAATCATTTCATCAATAGAAGCAGCTTCATCAATAGTATCTTCATTTTCAATCATATTATCAATCATACACCCGATTTCGAAAAGAGGATTGGCTTTACCTGAAGACATCATAGGTAGATCTAAAGGAACTTTCATTCCATTGTAATCCCCATACTCTCCTATATCTGTTGTTTCTAACAGTTTTTCATCTTCTTCGTTTAACGTAATATACCCGTCTCTCCAAGCGTCTCTTGCTTCAGCAAATAATTGTATAAAGGCATCAGAGTTATAGCGGTAGACATTCTCATGTAAAGAGAGATCATTGTCTACATGGTACTGTAGTGATGGGTATCCGATAAGTTCTTTTATTCTAATCATTGTTAAAGTCTTTTCTATAAAATTTACCTAGTATGTTATCGTTGATGTATTGATGACTATAAGTCTCAAGTACGTCATTAATAAATAGGTGTTTGCACTCATAATATGTTAGAAGCTTCTTATTTGGAACTAAATCTAATATTTTCTTTTCAAAATCAGCTCTTAAGTCGTTTGAATCTTTTACTAGCTGCTTGATCTTTGGATGGGAACCGTAATAGTCCTTCCAATCAGATTCAGTTATTACTTTCTGCTTAAGTGGGGTACGTCCTCCGATACCTTTTGCTTTTCTTTCTTCTTTAAGAGCTTCTAATGCTCTTTTTCCTAACCTCTTATTTCTTTCGAATCGCAATACTTTCTTTCCAAGATACTTAAGACCTGAGGGTTTATGAAAAACCTCATATATAAATCCGTAAGTACCTTCTGGGAAGTCTGATATATCGTTGAAGTATCTACCTTGGTATGTCCAGGTAGGGTTCGTCATTTCCATATATATTAGTTTCTGTCGCTAGAGCTCTGACTTCAGCTCATCTATTTGTAACTGCTGCTCTTTAATAGCATTTATTAATAACGCGACGATTTTATCATAACGTACTGCTTTGTAGCCATCTTGTCTGTTAACTACTAATTCTGGCAGCACTTTTTCGATCTCTTGAGCAATAACACCAATATCGTGACCGCTATGCTCAGAAAGACTATTCCAATCAAATTCATATCCTTCGATTTGTTTTACTTTATCTACTGCACCTTCTATAGGAGTAACATTATCCTTTAATCTCTGATCAGAAGTATGAAATGCAGTTATATCCCCAGAAACAGTTATTGATCCTGTAACTTGAACTGATGGTGCATCTAGTTTGATTAAACTACCAGATATATTAGCTGTTACTGAGCCATCAGTTTCAGTGATGAGGCTATTAAAGCCAGCTGAGCCAGATATAGATTTCATTCCTAAACCTAATTCGTATCCTGAGTTATAAATTTCAGACCAGTATTGAGCTGTTCCTCCTACAGAGTAGCATTTCCTCATTGAGAGCCTATTATCAAATGCCCTACTTCCTGTTGTATTGTACGCCCATATGCGCATACCATTCCAATCTGGTGTAATTGAATCTACGTTTTTATAATCTAAAAAGTACTTCGATCCGTAACCTGATGGTGAGACAACCTCGTTAGAGGGGGCTGGGATCTTAATTGTAAAGTTACTTCCTGACTGAGATGAAGAACCCGTTATTGATGAACTTCCTAACAGCTTTAAACTTCCAGTAAAAGAATGAGTATCATCTGCTGTATCTCCAAACTTAGTTGATCCTGATTCTAAAATTACTGATGAAGTTATATACTCTGTGTTAAACTCCTGTGCAGTTAATGTACCGGTAACTGTTAAATTACCATTTAAAGTATCCGTAGTATTTAGTAAATAAGCACCTGATACAGAGTTCAATCCATCTACTATGGTGTTTATACTAGTTATTGAAGATTCATTTGTTGTAACTCTAGATGTTATAGATGATGAAGTTGCTGTATTAGTAGCAATATCAATAGCAAGTGAAGAGCTTAAAGATGTTGATGATCCTGATATATCTGTTGCTATTTGGGCTGAGCTAGATAATACTCCGTTAGTAGAGAGAAGGGATCCTGTTATACCATTTGAAACTCTAACACTGCCTGTAAAGGTATGTGTATCGTCAGGTGTGTTTCCGAATAGAGATGATCCAGAATCAAATAGAATAGAAGAACTTACTAATTCTGATTTAAATTCCTGTGCTGTTACTGTTCCTAGTATTACTAGATCTCCTGATAATTGTCCTGATCCTGAAATTGATAAGTGGTTATTATCGTAATCAAATTGAAAATTACTAGACCCGGTTAAGAACGAGGAGGATATATTACTAGAGCCAGATTTTATTTGTATCTGATAGTTATTTCCGATTGCTTGCGGAAAGTATATATCTGTACCGCTATTTAGAGATTTACTTTGAAATAAAGTTACTCCATATGGTCTTGCTGGTTCACCAATATAGGATGAGCTAAAAAAGAATTCTTTAAAATTCTGATCTAATTCTATGTGTGTAAGCGGACTTCCTTTTGTCTCTCTAAACGTTATAGCCATTTTACTTATCTTCTAATTGAGAAATTCTTTTCTCTAAATCGTTTATTATACTCTTATGTTCCTTTATGGTTTCAATTAATAATGGAACCAGACCACCGTAGTCTACATTAAGATAGCCTTTATTATCTTCTGAGACAACTTCTGGAAGGACTTTTTGTACTTGCTGTGCAATTACTCCTATTCTTCTTTCTTCTTTTTCCTTCCAATTAAAGTAAACTCCATCAATAGCATCCAGTCTATCGGAGGCGTTATCTATAGTATAAATATTTTCTTTTAATCTTTCATCAGAAGCTTGTAGAACAGTTCCTGATGCTCTTATACTCCCTGAAACATCTAATGCGTAAGAGAGTGGTAGAGAAGACCCAGATTCATTTACCTTTATTCCCACACTCCCACTTTCATCTACAACTAATCCAGCTGCTGTTATAATTGTAGAAGATAGAAAAAGCTGCGATACGTCTATTTTGACCTGCATCCTGTAAACCCTTTATTAGTGAGTAAGACACAGAACCTGAATTTATAGGTACGTTCTGACTACTAGAATAATGAAGTTGTAAATTTTGTCCGTTTCCAGACAGAGAACTTGAATAGAAAAAAGAACCAAAATTCTTATCCATTTCTGAATAAGTTAATGCTTCATTTTTATTTGCTCTAAACGTTATTGTTGACATTATATATCTATTTTAATTGCGAATGTCATATCAACATTCTCTGATTTTGGTATTGGCCTGTTTAACTTCCCTACTGCAATTAATTCATTGCTTTCATTATATAGCCCGACAGCGGATATATACGGTCTGAATGTGCTACCTGAGATATTATCTCTAACGGTATTATTAGAACCGGTTAATGCTGATGGGTTAAAGGTGTGGTTTAGCTCAGTCTCTTTTACCGTACAGTGTATGTTATATGTATAAATAGGTTGTTTTGATTTCCAGGTAACTTTATGTCTTGAATATGTAGAATAATACCTAGCTAATACTTCGTCATTAAAAATCATTAAGCCTTGGTTATATATTACATCTCCTACGTATCTAGCAGGGAGTGTAAATATGCTATCGGAACCTGATATTAATAACCTTCCTTCACCGTCGTCTATTATAGGAATATGTTGCATAGATCCTGTAGTAACATCCGTATATTCAACCGTTGATTCATCAATATAGCTACTTTCACTAACTAAGTAATCTCCGGTATCAACTGGTTTTGAATTATACCAGTATTTTATATCTTCAAAAAAAAGATTTGCACCGGTATTTTCATCACTAACGTATGCGTCAGTACAGTACTTATCTACTGATTCAGTAAAATGCTCTATGTGTACTGTGCCTGGTTCTATTCCTGTTCCCATAACATCTCTAGGTATCGATATAATACCAACTTCACTTGTTTCGTATCTAGATCTCGATAAACTTAAAGTAGTAGTAGGTGATATATTAAAGGACCCTGAGTAGGTTGTATACCCGTCAACAGAACCAGATGTATTGCTATAGAAGTTTTGGTGAGTACTATTGTATACTAATTTTTCATAACGGTTATTTCTATAGTCAGATGGGTAGGGGTACCCTGGGGTTGAACCAGAGAAGCCTCTTAGGGTTTCTATACCATAGTCTGAAATGTAGCTTCCTGTTGCATACCAGTGTTTCTTAGCTACATAGTCAGTTACGTATACATCCTGGCGATTTAATTTTTTGTATGCACCCATTCATTAGTAATCTAACTTGATTCGTACTAGAGATTCTTTTGAAAAATCTTTTAGTAGTGGTCTAGATAATTTTGCTACTGCTAGTAAATCATTATTATCATTATAGAGACCAACAGCTGTAATATATGATTGAGGTGTGTCAATCATTACGTTATGTCTAATTTCCCCAGACCCTGTAATTAGTGATGGGTTAGTGGAGTAGTTAAATTCAGCATTACGCGCTCTTACAAAAACAAAATTCGATGTAATAGTTTCTTCAGACTGTACTCTAAAGCTTCCACTAAGTGTTAATAGGTTGTAAAAGGTACTCATATTTGCACCTGCGGTGTTTGCACTCCTGTTTGTATTAAGTGCAAGGCCACCTTGTGCGGTATTACCATCTAGTGCTTTAGCATTAATTAATATTACTCCAATATCTGGAAGTAATTTCCCGTAGGACCCAGATCCATTTGTATACCCGTTTGTTTGTAATCCAGTATAAACATTTCCTAGTGATCCAGATACTAATTCGTATACTCTTCCTGCATCAGAAAACGTAGTAGTACTAACAACTTGACTGTCGTCAGTTAAAGTTATCTCTGCTCCGCTTGAAGATACGTGAAGTTTAAATTCTAATGTTCCAGGTAAGAGTTTTTCTTTGTACCTAGCTCTATCAATTGTTATAGCATAGAAGTGTTCAGATGTAATGCTACCAAAGGTAAATTCTTCTTCTTCAGTTCCTAAAACAAGGTTTCTATACTGTCCATATACTGTAGATGAAGGTGACCTACCTGCCACGTTAGCATTGTAGTAAAGAGATCCGCTTCCTTGTTTATCTGCATATGCTACACTGAACTGTACTCTAGAGGTGCTAAGGGTAGACCCTGTCTGGTAAATATCGTAATAGTAGTCAGCAGAGGTTCCACCTATCTGTGTTGATGAAGTAAAAAACGTGTTAAGAGTAGTTACGTCTCCTGTCCATACTGGTGATGTTACTGACTCTGCACTAACTACTACATCTTCTGTATCAAATCTTTTGTATGACATAATTATGTAGTTTTAGTTATTGTTATTGGAATTGTTAATCTTGCTCCGGATCCTCTTCCTATCACGGTTAGTGTTGTCTGTAAAGTTGTTCTACTTCCGAATAGAGTGTTTACTGATGTTGCTGTGAGGTTAATTGTAGTCCCTATTACTGTTTTAGATACATTTGTACCTACAGTAGTAGAGGTGTTTAACCTTTCTGCATCTTCTGTATTAATTCCTACTCCAGAAAAAGAGTTAAGAGTTCTTACATCTGCAAGTGTTGCAGTATAACCATCTGTTTCGAATATAGAAGTTGCTCCTAAGTAGTTTAATGTCTGAGGGGTAACAGCTACTGAAGCTCCTTGTTTAAGTACAATAGAGGAATATCCTATATCAAGTACCGGTAGTTTGGAGGTTCCTCTAGGTAGAGTTGTTAGCTTATACTTCATTATTTGAGTCTCATCAGGAAAAGCTTCCAAGAGTGGCATGTTTTCTATTGCTTCTCCGTATAGAGCAGAACCTGAGGGATGTTGTGGATTGTATAAAGTGTAGTCAATCTCATCATCGCCTAGGGCAAATTGAGTGATTTTAAAAGAGCCATCTCCTCGAGCTAATAGCTCTCTTCCTTTTTTTGTTAGGATCGCATCCACAGTCACGATCGAATTGTCTAAATATCCCATTTTCTAAATGTGTTTTATATAAATATATGTTAATTAACTATTTTATTCAACTAAAGTTACTTCGCCTAGTTGATTTGTTGTAAAAACTTGTCCTTTATCAATCGAATAAACTTTTGATTTTACTAAACTAACCAGTGAGTTTCCTTCTTCTGTAAAAACTAAAGTGGTTAAGCTAGGGAAGTTAGGAAATGATTTAGTAGGATGGCTACCAGATATTTCAGATTGAAAAAACACTTTAGTAAGTTTTCTATCAGATTGATTTATCTGTTTTATTGTTGAAGTATCTGCGTCATCACTGTGTGTGCTGCCTTCGAATACTTTATATGCTTGTGCAGGGTTATTACCGGTAATAGCATTTGATGTTACGTAGCTGGTAAGTTCTGCTTTGTTAGCTAGGTGTGTTGATCCTGCTGCAGTATTCTTAGAGCCATTATATCTACCGCTAATTAAACCAGTCTTAGAGTACGCACAGTTTTGTAGTTCAGCAGATTCAGCTGATTGAGATAGTATAGCATCAAAATTTGTAGGGTTAACTTCATCAGCAAACCTATCTACTTTTTGAACTGTGGCGTTTCTTTTACTACCTTCACTATTATTAATAAGAGGATTGTAGTCATTATTATTAAAAGCTAAAGTAACATAAGGTACAAATACAAACTCACTATCACCGTAGATTGGATTTCCTCCAATTTCTGTTGGGAGCTGGTTTACTATTACTTCTTCAAAAGTAAAATAGAAATATTGGTTTCTCTTTTGCCTTCCGGTAATTTTTGCTTCAACTGTACCTGTAGTATAATCAAAATTTATGTTAGTAAGCTCTTTAAATGCTGCTGCGACATTAGTCCCTTCTTGGCTAGTGAAGGGGATTGTTAACCCCTGTAGGTGAAATGGAGGTATTGGTGTGTTTCCAGAACCGGATACACTACTACTATAGAGTAGGTTTGCGTTACCTGATCCGTAAGATTGTGGTCTCTGTGCTATGAATTCTTGTAGTGTCATCTTTAATTAAAAATAGCGTAATATTTATTTCCTCTTGTTTGTTCGTCTTCATAGTATACTGACAGTGTAGAGGAAGTGGTATATAAAGTACTTCCTGTGGTATGCCCACTATACCAGCCATGGAATGCTGCTGCATAGTTTTCTTCTGCTTCTATAGTGAAGAATTCGTGAGAATCATAATCATGAGCAAATTTAACATTTGTAGTTGATAGTGCTGATAGTGTTGGGTATATGACTTGGACAGATCCGCTAATCGCATCTCCTTCACTTCCAGTTGAATATATTTCAAAGAATTCTCTTACATATGATGAGGAAAGTGCTACTATACATGCTGGGGGTATTGGTAGGGAGAGGTTAAATAAGGTTAAGTCGAAAGTAAGTGTTGGTTGAGCTGAGCCTACAAATGGATTGTTTTTACCTACTTCTCCGTCAGTTGATATCATTAAAGACCCACTAAATTCTCCTGTAAACTGTGGTGATTCATCTGTAACGTTCCTTGGAGCTTTACCTTTAGGTGTCATTATAGATTGACTATAATTAGTAGTGTAGTTAAAGCTTTGAGAACTTTCATAAGAACCTCCTGATGTTCCTGTTAGTTCACCGATTGTTAATGACCCTGATATAGTTTCATTACTTAGCACTCCTGATACTTGCTGTGCTTTACTTCTGGCAAGTTTATGAGATTCGATTATAATACCTGTATCTACTTTAGTTCTTGCAGGGACAAAATCTTTAATCATTCTAAAGAGAGAACTGTCGAAGAAGTTTAATAGCCTAATAAAAGACCTAGGGCTTCTAGCGTACTGTAAAGCATCATCCCAATCCCAATCTGCTTCATTCCACTTTGTAAAAATATCGTCCCATGTATAGGACATATCTGTAATATTTCTACCTAGTAAGTTTAAACTTTCGTATTTCTTAGAAGAACCTTCTCTTGGATCACCTATATAGTTATCTATATCAAAGCTTCCAGATACCTTTGAATCTATAAATTCATTAGTTCCTCTTGCAATATTAAACCCTACCTGTACTTGGTGGCTATCGTCAGAATACCTTTTCTTATTTTTTACAGTCGAAACATACCTAGATAGTGTACTACCTGATATAATACTTCCTGTATTATTAAGCCTTACTTTACCTGCTGGAGAAATGTGATACCTTGTGGATCCGCTAGGTTCGGCGCTGGTGGTAACTGATGTATCGATTGATTGAGATACACTAGAAGAGGTAAAGTATTCCGGACCAAAGTACCTATCTGAGTCTATTTCTGCTCCTCCGTATTGTTTAATAGAGAGCATGTTTGCAGGTATACCGAAACAGTTTATAAGTGCTCTTAAACCTCTCTCTGTACCTTTTGTTTGAGTAAGGTAAGGTAGGTTATGGTATATTCTCTTGTGTACCTCTCTTTCGTAGTCTAGTTTTGCAACTGGCTGTAGATATTCTAGTCCTGTAGATCCACTATTAAAAGAGGTAGATGTAGCTACTGACATAGATAGTATATTCAACTCACTTCCAGTAGATGGAGTTTCTCCAACCAGCATAGAAAATAAGTTACCTGTATTATGATTACTGTTATATAATTTAATACCGTAAGATTCTATAGCACTCCTTACAATGTCTTTTGCAATTCCGTAGTCTAGTCTGTTATCATTATCATACCTGTCTGACATTGCTTTCATATAGATCCATATGTTGTCAAAGTGTTGAGCAATCATATGAACAAACATTAAGTAGTTCTCGTTATTACTATCTTCTCTTAGGAATGTAGGAATAGTATTAATAAGAATATCATAATTAGTATTATCGTATACTGAAGCTGAGGCAATATTATCGGTGAACCAGTTTGATCCTGTAGGGGATGTTGTAGTATAGAGACTACTAGAGTTTAATTTAGGCCAAGAGTTGGATCCGCTTCCGTAATAAAGAAATCTATCGTAATGGTCAAAGTTATTTACAACTCCTTTTATAAGGTTATTATAGTAGACTACACTGCCGGATGAATCGTTTACGTCTATCGAGTTACTTGCAAAGGTATCTATATTAGTCTCGTATGATTCAAGAAGAGCTAGCTTATAGTGAAAGTTTCTTATTCTTTCTTCTGCTGATGAAAAGTGAATAAAGTTTTTATAGTCGTTATACTGTACGGTAATGCTAGCTCCTTTTTCACCTAAGAGAGAGTGTAGTTTAAAATTAGAACTACTAATAGGGTAGCTAAAAAGTTCATTGTAATTAAGGAACTCTGTAGATGTACTAGAGTCTTCAGCTAGTTCTATTTGAAAATTAGGACCTTTTAATTTTTTTACAGAAATTACATCTTCAATATAAGAAGACTCAATTTCAAAAGCTACGTTATTGGATATTATTTCCTCAACTGTAAACTCTGAGTTAATATTAACACCTGTAGGAAGTGGTTCGTAGAGTTTAAATACTGCAGTAGTACCTTTTTCTGTTTCCTCTACATCTATATTTAACCCTACTGTATTAATATCGTTACCGAAGTTTATTTTAAACTCCGAAAAATGAGTAGGGTCATTTAACTTAGATTTTATATCCTCTACATACTTTAATAGTTCACTATCTTTTAAGTTGGTGGATAAAGCTCTTATTTCTGTTCCGTCTGGGGATATTTTTTCTATGAATAAGTCCCCGCCGAAAATACCGTCTGTAAATAGGTTATTAGTAAAGGTATACAGTAACCTAACATCACCGCTCTCATACCCTAAGTATAACATATCCTCTTTAGGGTTAATAGTTATATTAGAGGCTCCGCTTTTACCGGCACCTGCTGAGTTAAGAAGTTGACTATACCCCCGGTACCCTGTGTTTTGTTCCTGTAGTACGTTATCAAGTGAATATACTAATAAGTCAATTCTATGCTTTGATTGATTAAATTGAGTATTAATTTCAAAAGACTCTATTAAATTAGAATCACTTTGATTAATAGACACCTCCTTATCAATAAAGTCTGCGGGAATTTCTGATATGTTATATGTGTACGTAGCCACTAATCTTCAGGGGTGTTTGCAGCAATAAGCTGCTGTTGATACTCTAAAATTTGTTCTCTTAATATCGATATTTCATCTAATAAAGGCTGTATATCTTCTGTGTTTTTTTCAAACTCTACTAACTCAGAACTCCTTTCTACTAAAACTCTATGTGAGTTTAACTCTCCTTCTACAGGGATTTCAAAGTAGAACTGATCATAAAGGCTAAAAAATTCCTCAATAGAAGTTTGCTCTTCAACCGGTTTAGGTTGTGCAAATGTTTTAAAAGATCTATCAACTACTTTATCAAATTGATCTTTATTGTAAACAGTCTTTTGTATTTTTATTTCATTAACCATGTCTAACTACCTTGAAAACATTATTATCATCTAGTACAATAGTGCTATCGTTTAAAGTAGTTTTAACTAATAGTCTATAAAATCTTTCTGGTTGGAGAGAGTCCATATAGACATCAAAATAACTACTTGTGTTGTCGGCACTTACTTTTGTAAAAGTTGTATCGAAGTCTACTATCATTTCTCCACTATACTCATCTTTAATACCCCAGTACGAGGTAGATGGTAATTTATACTCAGTTAAGTATATAGATGATGTAGTAAAACTTCTTATTGGATATTTAGGTCTTGCTGATAATCTAAATCTTGCTGAGTCAGAATCAGTGTACTTTTCCTTATGGTTCTTTATAGCTACTGTTGCTATATCAGTAGATAACTCGGAAAGAGAAGAACTGTATATGCTGTCGTCCCATTTAAATTCTAGATATGGGGGAAATATTGTATGGGTATTACTGCCGAAGTATTTAAGATTAATACTGGCAGTAGTATAGTTTTCGTAGGTATCTTCTATTTTAAGTAACATACCATAGTTTGGTACACTACTACTATAATGTGAGTTAACTATGGTTGTAACATCTATATCTACATCATAATTCGAATCAAGGTTAAATGTCTGGCTTCCGGATACACTAGAGGTTATAAAGTCTCCTCCTAAAGTATTCCAGGCATTTTCTTGTGCTCCTCTATGTTGCCAAGATACACCTGTTTTATTTAGCGGGCTATCGTCTCTTTTTCCAGTGCCGTTAATCCAAGATTGGCTTACTGGGTATGCAAATAAAGTGTAGGATGTAGGTATTTCAGAGGCACTTGCTAAAGATAGATGTAGGCTTGATGACCAGTTTCCAGTGACTTTAGTGTCTAGAGTAGATGTAATGTCTGTGTTTTTAAACTGTATTAGTGATCTCTGGGTTCTTCCTGTGAGGTTAGAGTCGGGGTACCCTCCTATTTCTATTACAGAGTCTAGGCCAGCATTGCCGTAAATGCCTGAAGTATTAGGTTCAGACCATATCGTGGTATCTTTTTCGGGGAATATTCTGTATACTGCCATCTTAAATATTTGTTACTCTACCTTGAATATCAACATTTGGATATTTAACTTCAAAGATACTTGGATCATAAGAAGGGTAGACTATGTTGTCTTTAGTTGCTCCGGCTACATCGTATCCATATTCCGAGTAGTTTCCGCCTTGTTTATTTTCGACTAATACTTTCTTAACTGTTTGTACTCCCTTTATCCTATCTAGTAAAGTGAATATAGATGATAAATTAATAGGTTGATTTATGCTCCACTTATTTATTTTAAAGTAGTTTTTTAAAGCTGTAGTGCAGCTTAGAAGTACATCTCTAGAGGCATAGGTTGGTAAAGTTAATAATTCAAACTTTATCCCTATGTTAACAATAAAAGCGTCTTTTATATCTAGAGCATCTGTTAGCATCATATATTGGGATAGGTATGTGGTTAAATTATTCTTAAGTAAAGTACTTGCAGGTGCTACTTTTCCGCTGTTGTTATAAGATAGTACGTACATAGAGAGTGCTAAAGGATTCCTGTCTAATACACTCCTATTAGAGTTTTCTGTTAGTTCCCTTGTTACAAATGTTTTTGCAACTGTTCCAAATTGAGGAGGGAGTGATGCTGCACGGACTGCGAAGTCTTGAAGAGTTACTGTTCTTTTTTGTTCTGAGAATGATCTTAAGCTGTTTTGTCTTATTTCTTCTACAGTGTCACCATCTTTACCCCCAGAAGCTGCTTCTAAGTTAGTACAGGTTATGTCTGCTAAAGATCCTGTATTAGTGGCAGTTGCTGTAGTTGTTAGTGTGGTTATAGCTCCTGCAGGAACGTTTGCTGATGTTCCTCCGCCTGTTAGGTACCTTATAGTAAGCGTAGTGTTGCTGGGTGCTTGTCCATATGTTTTAGTAAATAAAAAGTTAGATGGGTCAAATGATTGGTCAAACTTGTTAATTGTATCAGCATCTCCAAACTTTTTAATGTATGTAGGATCGGGTAAAAATTCTTCATCTCTAGCTATAACTACTCCTGATCCGAATTGGATTTGTAAAACTCCTTTAGAAGTAAATCTACTGACAAATCTTCTAGGTACACTCTGCAGCTTCATTATACTTGGTATAGATGATTTATCTGATGCTGGGTTATTTTCTTCTATGAAAATAGTATCTTGCCCTAAAAAGGGTACTTCGTACCATTTATTCCCATCGCTGTCTATTATATCTATTACTCTAACTATATCAGTATCGGTAATCTGTATAGTAGTAAACTTTTCTGCTGTAGAAAACTCTTTAGTAGTAGTTTTAATGTTACCTGAATATGCTTTTACTTTTTTAGTAAGAGTGAATAGAGATGGATTACCATCGCTAATTTCAGATATTTGTATTTCTGTTGGACTTAAAGAGCTACTGAATTTAAAGTCAACTGCAGAAGAATGTATAAATGTCTTATTTCCGTCTGTTGTAGATGTGCTTACTGAGTTGTCGCTTAGTTTAGCTGCGTAGGTAAAGTCTGGTACATAGTTGGAGCCTGAGATTGTAGCTGGTATAATTTGACTAACATCTATTTCTACTTCAGATACATTAGATACTTTTGGTCTATACCCCATCATATATGCTAGGGAATATAGATTAGATGGGTTTTGAGCGTGTTGTAGAAATGATTCTTGAAGTTGTGTATCAGTGTAAAAAGATAGTACATCTCCTACGTAAGAGGCCATTTCAATAAACATAGCACCTGGAGATGATTCATTAAAATCATTATAGGTGTCAGGAAAATAGTTTTTAGAGAATTCTACTAGTTGACTTTTAAAGTCACTAAATTCTCTATTAATATACTTTATGTCTTTTTCTTCAGCCATTATTGTTCAATATTTATTACTACTTCATCTTCTATATTAGTTTGTTTAATAGAGTAAGATAAGCTAAACTGTATTACATTCCTATCAGGGTCACTAGAAGTATTGATTTGTGTAGGTTCAACTCTTGGAAAAAAAATTTTAAGTTCCTGTCTTATAGAAGAGTCTAGTAATCTTAAAGTATCAGGAGTGACATTTTCAAATAGTAGATTTTTAATTCCAGAGCCAAATGTTGGGTTAAGGAATCTCTCACCTTTTGAAGTTAGAAAAAAGTTTATTAAGTTTGTTTTTATTGCTTCTTTTGTTGTATAGGTAGAGGTAAATACAGAGTCGCTAGAAAAAGGGAGTTTAACTCCAACTGCTTTCCTAGGCTGTAAATCTAACGGATCTTTTACTTCTACTCTAAATGCCATTATTTATAGTTTTTTACTTGAGTTTATTTTTTGACATAGATGCGTCGTAAACACTTTTAGCTTTACTCACAAAGTCTAACTTACTTATGTCTATTCCTGGCATGTTACCTGTGTTTTCTGTTAAGCCCATATTAGAGGCCATAGAGGAGGCAAAATTAGGCTTCTGTACGCCGCCTGTTGCACCAGTTATGTTGTTAAAATCTTGACCAGTCATTTCAGATCTGGTTTTATTAAGCATTTCGTCTAGTGTAGAGGATTTACCTGTAGACCAAACTTTCGGCTGACCTTTAGGCACTTCTTGCATCTTAGTAGGAGTAGAAGCATGTTTAACCGCTTCATTCATTACATCTTGTAACTCCTCCTTTACTGCTGCTCTTACTTCTTCTCGTATTACCTTTCTTAATTGATCGAGTTTCATATATATAAATAGTTTAGTTATGGAAGTTGATTATCTATTCTGAATTTTATTTCATCTAATAGTATTTGGGTAGATGAACTAAATGATTTTTGACCCTTTAAAACTACAATTCCGTCTTTATTTTTTGCTACTGCAAAGCGTCTTGGCGCTATTTGGGGTGATTCTGGGTCTATAATTATTTCTAGTTTATACACTATTCCGTTTGGGCCTGTATGGAAAAAATTAGGATTTTCTTGAACGGTGTCTTCTGGATGTGCTATGAAGGTATCCAGTAAGCTTTTAAGACGATCTTTTATCTCATTGTTTAAATCAGAGCCGTCTATATTGTTAAGTAGGCCGTTGAGTGTATTAATACTATCTAATTCCTGTTTGTCTAGCTCTATCCATGGCCCTATCCCTGGCGGGCCGTTCGTGGAGTCTCCGTTTTTAATCGAAATGTGATCCTTGGTACATGACCATTTACTTCCGAGATAGGAAATAATATCACCTATATAATACTGTCTGCTTATGTAATATTTCCCTTTATATCTTAAGTTGAAGTTATCATCTGTATTATTACTAAGTAACTTTGGCCCTAAGGTAGAAAATATAAATGTTTCATCTTCATTTAAAAGTCCTATTGCTTCTAATTCCTGGAGTGTTATTGTATTATTCTCTAGTTCTTTTTGTAAAGCAAGATCGGCTTCACATGATTTTAGTGCGTTGTCTGTTCTAGCTAAATTACGAGTTATACTCCCTAATGTAAGACTGGGTGTCTGTAGTATAACTTCTATACCTTCTATATCGTCACTAATCTGCTTTATAAATTCCTTTACTAGGTGCATTATATCAGCATAGTTAGTAGTAAGGTTGATTGGGAGTCCAATACCAGGTGGAACGGCTTGAGGTATTGGAAGTGTTAAGATTAATTTTAAAGCTACTTTTAGTCCTTTTACTGGGATTTTCAGTGCTTTAGGTAATTTTCTAATTCTAGATAGCCTTTTATCTATACTTGAAAGTTTACTATCTACGCTTTGTTTTTTTCTTCTTAACCTTCTAAGTGTATTTTCTGGAGGACATCCGTCTTTGTTAAGTTGGTTTGATACTTCAGTAGATACTTTTAGAGCATGAGATACAACTTGTCCTTGCAATTTACCAACTAATTTAGCTATTGTTCCTGTTAATCCACTATCTGGTATATTTACGTATGGCATTATTCTGTATATACTTTTTTAGAAAGGTTTAGTTTAAGTTTTTGACGGAGAACTTTTAACGAGGGGAAGATAGAAGCGGAGGATGCTATTATTTTTACGATTGCGGCAGGGGGTGCTGGTGGAAGAGTAGCTAAGGTTTTAGTAAGGGATTCCATTTGAGATAAAAAATCATCTAACCAGTCAATAGTTGTTTGTCCTAGTAGAACAGGTTCATCTTCTCGAAATCCTTTTTCACCTAGATATATCCTCTTAGCATCTAAACCTATATATTTATCTGCATCAATTCCTATTTCCGATGCATTTATTCCAATCTGTTTTTTAGAAGACATTAAAATACTCTCCTCTTTAGAGTTAAAAAATAAACGGCCTGCGTTTATAATAACCTGGTTACCTTTATATTGATCAGCTTCTTCTGGTGCTTCTTCTAGTGCTTTTCTTTTAGTATTGGCTTGTTTTAATTCAAATTTGTGATCTGAGCTTAGATATATTGAGGATGGGTCTTTATTTATATCCTCTAATACTGTATCTAATCCATCTTTAGTCTCTATTTGACCATTTCTAATAATAGTATAAGGTTTACCGTTATTAGAAGAATCGATAATCTTATTAGATTCAAACTTAGTTCCTCCAAACCTTAGAGAGCTACCGTGTCGGCTTTCAATTATAACATCACCAGGAAACATTTGAAGGTTATTGATAGCGCTTTGTTCTTTAAAGTCTTTTCCGAAATTAGCATCTCCTTCGCCGTCTTGAAAAGTATCTGGGTATCCGTTGTGATGGGTATGGTTCCAGATGGGTAGAATGTCTATCCAGTATTTCTTAAGTGTAGCTGAGGATTCATCTCTGTAGTCAGAAGAGGGTCCGGATATGATAAGTACTATTTCGTTTTTTACTGGGAGTCTTTTAAAGAAGGTAGTGCCACACCAAGCAAATGATTTCTCAGCATCTTCATTATTATCTGCTGAAGTTGTAGCTGATATATACTCTACCCCGTAAAGTGCTTGACTTTTGCCATTTTCATTATATAGAGGATGGAAAGCATCTACCACTACATCGGTGACTCTACCATAAGTGATAGGAGCACCTGGCTGTTTAGATGAGGCGCCGGCTTGACTGCTTCTTGAAGTAGAGAGTCTAGAACCTAAGTTATAATTTACTGCCATCTTTACCTTCTATTTGCTCTTCATTAGTTGACTCTATATCTTTATCTAATTGTTCTTGCTCCTCTAATAAGTCTTGTAGATCTGAAAAGTCAAATTCACCTCCATCGGCCTTAGCTACTGCCGTCTCTATGCGTTGTATTACTGTCGCTAGTTTAATTAAATGCTCGTCATTCTTTACTCCTATCTCCATGTACTCTTTTATCATAGGGACGATAAGAGTAGCATCTCCGATGTTCTCAATTAAGGGTTTAAGTTCACCAATAAGGGCTTTTACTTGTCCTTTTGTTTCTTTCGAGTTGTCGTAGATTTCTCCAAAAAGATCAGATAGTGTCTTACCTGAAAATATTTCTTTGTCTAAACTCATAATTATAGTTTATTATAAATAGACTAAAGGTATTTATTGGTTAAGTACCCGTTGTCGTAGTAGAATTGGTACTTTATTTTAAAACTTTCTTTTAGCTTAGTTACTACCCTGGTTAGCTGGGGAGTTTCACAGTCAGTCATTTCTCTTATGTATATGTAAAGAGCTTTCTTTTTAAAAATTTCTAAGTCGTGTCTTGTTTTGAATATAGTTAAAGTAGCATCTGCTATCTTCTTTTCAGACTCTTTTGGAAATGTTTCATCTAGTACCTCGTAAACTTCTTCTACCCAGTTATCTATAAACTTACTTAGTGGCATTCCTGAGGCATTATCCAAATTTAAGGAGTCTTCATAAGACTCTTCTATATCATCAAATGACCCTATCTGTTTAAGCTTTTTATAGTTTTTATTGTTGTAGTTTATTAACCAGCGTTTAACTATTGTGCCAAAGTAAGAATATGCTTTTGCTCCATTAGTTGGGTCAAACTTCATAATCTTTTCTTCTAATAGTACAGATACTAATTCATGTTTGAGATCTTCTATCTGTTCTACATCTGTGTAGTAGAACTTAAAAGTATGTATTATGTTCTCTGCTAGTTTATAAAATGGGATGTAAATATGATCAGTAAATATTTTATTTCTATACTCCTGATCTGTGGAGGTATTATATCTGACTATATATTCTTCTGTCTCTTTTGTAAAGTAATTAGCTTTCGCTCTCTTTCTTGCCATAATTATTGGGGAGCATATATCGGTTCAGCTCATCTTGTACGTATTTCATTTGTTCAAAAAAATAACCGACCTCATCATCCGCTTGAAAAACCCCTTTTTCATCTAGACTTTTTAGGTGCTTTTGACCTTCTCCTACTGCTGTTGATATGTTCTGTAAGTATTGTGTCTGGTCATTCACAACATCTTCATATTTTTCTACCTTTCTAAGTAGGTTATTAGTAATATAAACTAATAAAATTAAAAAGGCAACTAAAATACCAGTTATTATAAAAAAAAGTGTAGAGTTTAATTCCATTATAGATTTTTTAACATTTTAGAAAGCCCTTCTGAGGATTTGACTGGTCTACCTGTAGTAGACTTTGTAGGTTTAACTTTAGGAGTTGATGTTCCTCCCTCTCTCTTCCACATATCATATTCAACTTTAGATGCTAAGAAGTCTGCACTATGTAGAACTGAAACTATAGAAGTTTTTTGTCTAGAGGATTCAACATGACTAAAAAAGTATGCTTCGTTTGCTTTATCAAATACACCATCATGACATCTTATACCTAAAAACTCTTTCTGAGAGACTTTAATACCGAATTTCTGTAAAATAAATAAAGATCTGTCTGGTATAAGCATAAAATCTAAGTCTGAGTTAAATGTATACATCTCCGAGAGCTTATCTTGACGCCATTTATCAGTCTGAGGTATATAATTAGGTTTGTCACCATCTCCTATTTTACCTAAATCGTGGAACAATGCGGCAAATACTAGTTCTTCTTCGGTGTAATCAATCGTTCCACCCATTTCTTCGTATAACCTCGACTGCTTTACCGCATATTGAACCACTCTATTAACATGATCTACATACCCACCTGCGAAAGCATTGTGGTACCAAGTCTTTCCGCTTGCAGGAGCCATAACATATGTTTCTTCCATATGAGTAAGCATTGATAGTACGCCCTGCTTACGGTCCCCTAAGTAAGTGTCAACTATCTTAAGATGTTTATCGTAATTGGATTGAATCTTTTCTGCCGATAATGCCATAGATTAATTTATTAATTAGTATTGATAATATTAGTATTAGTATAATGGTTATATATATATTTATATACTTATATATTATAGTATTTATATATTTAACTTAATATTTTATTTATTATTCTTTATATTATATATTATTAATATAATTAAGATAGTACTTCTAGAGCAGAATAGCAACTATTCTACAATAAATTTTGCAAAAACTTCTCTTCCTTTAGTCTCCATACCTGCTTCCCACCATATAGTTGCTTTTATTTGTATAGTATCACCTTTCATTTCTGGAGGAAAAGGACCTAAAATACGTTTACCTGAAACTCTTAACTCTGAATACATGGATAACATTATTCTATCTGATTGAACTACTGGTAATACATCGTTTTGAAACTCCCAAGTAGTACCTGTTTCAAAAGAAGCCTGTACAACTGGTGAATTATTATACCAATAGTCTTTGCTGGTAGTAGAAGCATCAACATTTATACTAAACCTAGGGTAATACTGTCCATCCCAATCTAAGTCTATGTGGTAAAACCCATTATTGTCCTGTTCTTGTGAAAATATAAGAGAAGCATCACAAACTCCAGTAGAACAAGTAGGGACACCGTTAAACTCGTCTTTAGTACAAGAGGTAAGCATAAAAGTAAGTAAAAGAACTACCATAAGGAGTAAACCAACCTTAGTAGAATCACCATCTTCTCTATATGCCCTGAATATACTAATTAAAACAAGAGTAATCGGGAAAAATACCGCAAAAGCGGATAAAAAGTACAATAAATACATAACCTTAATTTTTATACTATAAATATACGAAGAATAACTCAGTCAGGCAACTAATTTAATACCTTTCTTCATTTACTTTCTGTACAGCCGAAATAGCCTGTGTAGGGTGCATATAAAAACCCTCTCTCTTCTTATTTACCCTAAATTCTTTAAGGTATTCATGGGTTTTTCTCTCCAAATCATGAGCTTCTGTACACTCTACCGACCATTCCAAGCTCCATCCCTCTATAACCCCCGTTGCAGAGTTAATCTCCTTCAATCTCTGCTCTGGAGAGGTGGTTGTGAAGCCTATTTTAACTATACCCGGCATAGATTTATTAGATAAGACATACACAAACTCACCCCACGTAGAAGCATATTCATTTACCCTCTCTCTCATACCATCTAAACGCCATTGACAATCTTCTGCCATAGAAACATTACCTCTTTCAAGATAAACCTCTTTTCTGCTTTGCATTTGTAGTATTTCCGTATTTAATTCCGATATCATACTCATAACCTTGATTTTTATACTTAAATATACGAATTATTTCTCGGGGAGGCAAGGGTTTTATAAAAAAGCTTTAGCTCGCCGCGCGAAACGCGCAAGTTGCACCGCGATTTACTTTATATTACTGTCTCAATACTCCTCTTAACCAGTAGGTCGATGTACTTCTTAATAGTAGCACACTTTTCATACTGCTCTATATCTTCATAATAGACCCTCAGTAGATCTAAACAAGAGTAAACATCCTCTATATCGAAAGACTCCCCTATCTTATATACCTTATCAAAGTCTAAAGAATCTATACGTGTGAGATAAGAGTAGAGCTTGTTATAATACTTATACTTAGTTATATTCCGTACCTTCTTGTATGGGGCTGGGTATTGTTTGAGGTACATCATATCCATCATACGGTAATTATCTATACCCCTGAGTACCATACCCATAAGGACAAATGGGTTATTAAGGGCATCCTCCATTCCGTGTTCCTGGTAGACTTGCTCGTCACCTTGCTCGAATATGTTGAATAAAGTATTGGGATCTATTCCTTGCATGTTAATAAATATGGTAAGTACTATAGAGCGGAATTTTTTTCGGAAAATTTTTCTCGTAAACGTTGGTAATTAACCAAAAAGTTCTTATATTATAGTATATGTCTGGATTAAAGGTAGATAGGGTAGTTAATCATTTGAACAAGTTCTTAGGCTGGTATGTAGTGGTACCTTCTCTATACTTAGCTCTAACAGGGGTGTCAGTGACCTGGTTAGTAATAATGGCAGTACTACTAAAGATGCCACCATTCGATTTAATAAGACGATATGAACAATGGCTCTATAATAGGATGAAGGTAGAGGAGAGAGGGTTAGAGATGCAGGCTAACCTTGGTAAGAAGCTACGGTACATAAGGTTCTTAGTACACATGGCTATATTAACACTCCTTGTACTCTGGGTATTATATAATCTAGCACTATTACCATTGATGGTGGATGACTATATAGTAATAAGCCTAATGGTAGTTATGTTCTCCTGGGGAGTGTACGATGTCTTCTTTAGAGATTAGAAAGACCATTAAGTGTTCACAATGTGAAGCTGAATTTACCAATGGTTTTGACTATAGAATGCATTGGGAGGTACATTTAGATAAGTTCTTTAACGATATTAAGTATAATAAGATCATAGATAGACTTATATATGAGATATCATCAACAATTTAATAAACTATGAGTTCACAATATTTCGGCAATAAGAACGACAATAAGAAAGCTAAAGAGACTAAGGGTAAGATAAAGAAGAAACAACCGAGTACGGTAAGGACTATGGTTAAGAAGGCAGGTAGAGGTAAGTAACATACTCTATATATAAATATATAAATATATATAAACCTATATACCGAAAAGTTAGCAGCTATAGGAAATTAGACCAGTGCTCCCCGAGACCCTTACGAGCCCTGTAGGGAACGATACCGGCACTGTTATGGCAACATGACGTCAACCTTACAGCAACCGGCTATCATCCAGACGGAAGTATGAAAACCGTCTTGGTATTTTTTACGAGCTATGAAAGCCTATTGGTAAGCTCTATGAGATGCTTATTAAACCTTTTCATTTCTTCTATGTGTGCAACCTTCGATCCTTTTGATTGCTTGTTGTTGGCTCTTATGGCATATTGATTAGATGCTCTAGAATAAGATGGATGTTTCATAACCTTTATTGTCTTTTAATTATACCTTAATATAAGAATAATATATCAGGCTAGCAACTAATATGATGCTGATGTTTATAACTCTTAGGTTTTTTTATTGTGAGGAGAAAATTATATATAAATAAAATTAATTAAATATATATAATCCCCTCTCTATTATTATTATATTAATTCACCAACCACAATCTATTATTAATTTTAATCTTTTCTTTAATTAACATACCACTTCTTCTACACCAATTTTCAAACCTATCATTATAATCATTCACATTCCACCTTCCACTTCTAAAATTATATAATAATCCAAACACACCTTTATTATTAAATTTATTCATATATTCACTCAATAATACCTTTTTATCATCACCAATATATTTCTTTAATTCTTTCTTAAATAATATATCCATATTATTATTTCCATATAATTTCTTATCTCTTACAACAATCACATCATATTTCTTTCTCTTCATATAATTATAATCCACATCAATACTTACCAATTCTCTCACAACTTTATAATCAACCAAATCATAATAATCTTTCCATTCTACATCTTTAAACACAACAATATCATTACCAATTTCATCAAATAAATAATTCTTTTTACCAAAATAATTTAATACATCTTTAAAATTTTTCATACTTTTTCTTTTTAATTATTAATTATTATTATTACTTTTATTATTACTTAAATATACAATTTTTATTTCAAATAAACAAATTATTCTTCAATTAAATAATTTTTATTTTCATCATAAAATACACTATACCCACCATCACCTTCTTTAATATCTAATTTACAAACAACATCATTTATATTCTTATCATTTCCATCTTCATCA